AATCCATCGCCACGCTACGCATCCGGATTGCCCGAGCCCTGCTTGGGCGGCTTCCTTGCTGCCCCTTTTGCTGCTCACGAAGTTTGTAACACAGTAGTAATAGTGTCCTGAGTCAGAAATTCGTTCGCAAAGTCGTTGAACCTTTCCCAGGATCAGATCCGCGTCGGCAGTCCAGAGAAATGGTTTGGGATTTTTGCTTTGGTTTTCGATGTACTCCAACATCGCCTCCTCCAGACTGCGTACTCCTTCGAAACTGCCACGACGCACGCACTTTTCCGTCACATCGGCAAAGAGCCGTTCGACTTGATTGATCCAGGGCGCGCTCGTCGGAGTGAAATGCAGGTGATACCGTGGGTGTCGGGCAAACCAGCGCAAGACCTTTGGGGCCCTGTGCGTTCCGTAGTTATCCATGACCAGATGAACATCCAGATCCTGAGGCACCTGCGTCTCTATACGTTCGAGGAACTTGAGAAACTCCTGGTGGCGGTGGCGTCGATGACAGGCGCCGATGACTTCGCCAGTGACTACATTCAGGGCGGCGAACAGCAAGGTCGTTCCATGCCGCTCAAAGTCGTGCGTTCGCTTCTCTGGCAACCCCGGTTGTAGCGGCAGGATGGGCTGCGTGCGATTCAGTGCTTGCACCTGCGACTCTTCATCAAGGGACAGTACCAGCGCATGCTCCGGCGGATTCAGGTACAAGCCCACAATGTCGCGTACTCTCTCCACGAAGAAAGGATCGCTGGAGAGCTTGAATGTCTCCCCACGATGCGGTTGCAGGGCGAAAGCGCGCCAAATCCGCGATACCGCAGTCTGGGACAATCCCACTTGCTGCGCTAACAAGCGCGTACTCCAGTGGGTACTCCCCGCCGGGCGGCTTTCCAGGGTGTGACCATGGCGCTTTCCGGAACCGGACCGCTGCCGCCGGTAGAGCTTCAGTTGAGGGCCGACACTTCCGGCGGCGCTCCTCCGTTGACGCTCCGTTTCCCGCTTTACGCTGTCAATGCCACGCGCCCGCGCGATATGAGGAATAGTTGACGTTCGACAAATCCCCGGACAGCAATTCGTAGGGAACGTCGATGCCGGCGCCGATCCCCTGGAGTTCGGTCATCAGGTAGTCGCGGTACCCGCCGGCTGGCGACGGAGTGTTGAACTTGATGTCTTCGCCCGGCTTCAAGTACTCGATCATGCCGGGATACATCCGCTCCAGCGTGTTCCCGGTTTTGGGATCGGTGGACTTCGCGCCGATGGGAAGGCCGCCCGAACCCTCGGGCCGCGTGACGATGCCCGCGAGGCACGCCTCGGTTTTCTTGCGCATGCGCTCAGCGTCCCGGTAGTCGTCGAGATCGCGAAGGGCCAGCATCACCGGCGCCAGCCACGGAACGCCGCGAACCTGGCCGGGCCGCAGGATGCAGTATGTATGCATCACCTGAGCGGCCGGCACCGGCTGGCTCAGGATGCCGCCGCGCGGATTCAGCATGTAGACGCCGCCCGGGTGATAGTTATAGAGCCAGTAAGACTCGCGCTGTCCGTAGAGGTTGAACTGAACGCCCTGGACAACTTGTCCCGAGGCGACACCCATCGTCCTGGAGACGTCTAGGAAGTCCCCCTCCAGCACCTGCAACTGGAGTGGCACGCGGAAATTGTCCTGCGGCAGCCGTGGCCGGAAGCGAACGATGCCGTCACCGCTCTCGCGGTCGTGCGCACGATGAGCGCCTGCATGCCATAGAAGTCCAACTGCCCACCCGGGTCGCAGTTCTCCGCGAAGTAGAGCCACTCGCCGTCGATGATCTTGTCGAGCTCGGGTGTCCCGGTCTTCGCCTGCGAAACTATCCCGGTCCCGACCGTGTTCCCCACCAGTTCGGCGATGGCCTTGCTGGCGTACGGGTTGTTGCGCAGCAGGTGGCGCGACCGATTGCGCAGGCTGATCAGTGAGGCGCCAACCTCGGTATTCGCGTCGCCGCCGGCCGCCATCCACCCGTCCGTGCGCCGCCCCGACTTCGCGCCTCGTACGCGAACCCTTCAGCCGCCGCGCGGTACCGCGCGCGCCGATATGCCCGCTCGGGCGAGAAGTAGCCGATTACTCTGTCGAGAGCGTTTATTCAGTCCCTGCTGTGAGTGGCCAAGCTGAAAGAGGATGGCGTCGAGCCCGAGGCTTTGCTGATTGCGGTGTCGATGTCGGCGAGCGCCTTCCGCATTTCGTCAATGGTGTTGTACTCAACTGCGCGGTCGGTGAACTGTACACGGCGCGTTCCGCTGAAGATGGCGCGCTGCAGAGAGTCACGCATCGACTGCAGTTCGGTCAGTTGACTCATTTGAACCAGCCCTTGCCGCCTCCGCGCGGCCCCCAAAACTCATCGCGTGAACCCCAGTACCCGTCATTGGTCGGCTTTTTCGCCGTTGTGGCCGGGATGATCCCCTCGAGTTCCGCCCACTCCTCGTCCGAGAAGCGATCGATTCCACACGCCGCCGCGGCTGCGCGGCAGAGCACCGCGAGGTCAAGCGGTTCATTCCTGACCGACTTATCCGGAACCCACTCCACCTTGCCGCTGGATCGGATGATCCGCGACTCGGAGCAAAGCCCGCGATAAAAATCCTGATCCTTGTAGGCGTAGTGCTGGTACCCGGGTGGGTACGTGCCATCGTCAGGCAGCACAATCCGCAGCCAGTCGTAGAACTCCTGCTTCGCCCAGTGCGTACCAATGTGCCAGATCCGGACGTTTTGGCGCTTGCGCGAAGCGTCCGTGGGCGACACAGATACGATCAATTTCAGAAAGTCAGGCTTGCCCTTGGTAGCCACCACGGTGCGCGGCGCAGCGAGTACGTCGCCTGCCGGCCCGTGCGCCGGTTGCGGATGGCGCGCGGCAAACTCGTACACCATCTGCGGCCGGAAGCCCGAGTCGATCGTCATCGCCATGATGGGCATCGTGCCGCCGGCCTCTCGCGGCCAGTCCGTCGCCAGCAACGCCTCCAACTCCTGCCAGACTTCCGGCGAGGACGTTTTGAGCGGTTGCCCCGCCTGGTCGGGCACCTGGATTACCCTGTAATCAACCGACCAGGACTCCTTGCCCCGGCCATATGCCTTGATCTCCACCTCGAGCCGGTTGTCTTGCACGTCGACACCGGCCACCAGCAGCGATCCCTTCGCCGGCACGATCCCGAGCTCGTAATCTTCGCGCCGGAGATAGATTCTTTCCCAGTCCGGCGCCGACCCGCGTTCCGTCCAGAGTTCCGCCAGCACCGTATTGAGGAACGCCTTGAGCGTCTCTCTCGACTCGTTGGCGACCAGGAACTCCGCGGCAATCGTTGCCCATGATCGCTTCGGGGAGATCAACTGCGACACCCGGAATCCAGGAATCGGCGACCCAGGATTTTGCGGACGATACTCGCCACGTTCCACCATCCACGACTTCTGGTTGTGCGGGATGAGTTCCTTACACTCCTCGCAGCAGTAGGCGGCCTTCTCCGGCTCGCCTTCCGGCCACACCAGCCCGCCGTCAGTGCCGTCGCTGAACACCAGGATCTGGAAGTGGTTGCACTTCGGGCACGGCACGAAGTATTCGCGCTGGTCGCTCGTGTTCCAAGTCGCCTGGATCCGGCTCTCACCGTCGACAGTCGGCGTCGAGCACATGATTACCTTCTTGTTGTGCTCGAACTCTCCGGTGCGCTGCATCGCCAGCGATACCGGATCGCCCTCTGATCCTGCGCTGGTGGGGTACCTGTCAATCTCGTCCAGCAACAGATATCGGATCGGGCGCATGGCCAGGCCGGATGGCGAGATGGCCCCGGTGAAGGTGATGTGCCCGGAACCGTTGGCAAACACCTTGTGCATCGCGGTGTTGTTCGAGTCGCGCGACTTCACGGCCGCGAGTTTCCCCTTGAGAGCGGGAATGCCGGAACAACGGTGCGACGCGATCCTTGGAAAGCGCCTTGGCATCTTCCGATCGCGGCTCCACCGCCAGCGTCGGGCCCGGATCGACGTCCGCGATGTAGCCCAGGAAGTTCACCATTATGCTCGTCTTGAGCATCTGTGCCGCAGACATCAACACCACCTGCTTGCAGGGGTGGCTCGGGCCGAGAACGTCCATCGGCTCCCGCTGGTACGGCCGCGTGTGCCACTGGCCCCGTTCGGCGGACCCGGATCCGGTGAGCACCACATTCTCGTCGGCCCACTGCGAAACGGAGATATCGCGTGGCGGCAGCAACGCCTCCGCTCCAACCTGGTACATGGAAAATGTGGTGCGTCCATCAATCGCCGTCGCGCTGATACACACAGCCGGTCGTCGCGCTCTCCGCGACCTCGATCCGGAACAACTCCGGCAGGTCCGCCTTGATCTGTTGAAACAACCACGGCGCCAGGATCTCCGTTGTCGGATTGTCCAGACCGAAGATCTCGTTCAGAACGCGGTGGTCGATCCGGTCAATCACCGCGCCGACCTTCTCAGCGATCACTGCGTAATCGACGATCATGCCCCGGTCGTCGATCGCTCCCCGGCACCACACGCGCACGCGATAGGTGTGGCCATGCGTCCGGCCACACTTGTGGCCCTCCGGAACGTGCGGCAGCCAATGCGCCGCATCGAAGTGGAAGTCCTTCCAGATGCTGGTCAACCGAACAAATCCTCCTGCCGTGGAATGCCCGCCCACACGGGGGCGCTCTGGGTCGTCT